AAATCTGTATCTAATCGCAGTATTGATATTTTGTTTGGCAAATTTTCTTTTATATGTAAAGTTTTACAAACATCTCCTACTATAAATTTAACATTATCATCTAAACAATTGTGAGTTTTAAAATTTGTTTTTACTTCATTGAGATTAGCTTCACATTTGACTTTATTGTTCCATATTTTTTTTGCTTTCTTACCATCTTTGTCACTAGGAGCGGTCATGCCTTCGAATGTATCGTAACAGTAGATTTTTTTCTTTAATCCTACACTATCAAAAAACTTTTTTGCTATAATAGGATTTCCACCTTTGTAGACACCACACTCTACAAAATCACCTTCTATATTATTTTGATGTATAGATATTAAAGCTCTATGTAATCCCTGTACTCGTTCTTGGCTCGAAGCCAACGGAACATCATTTTTGTTCAATAAAATCATTTTTATAAATTGTTGGATCTTTTTTGCCCGCAAGTTTAAAACCATTCTTACGATCTAAACAGTTTGAACACACACCACAAGGATTCTCATAGGGTTTATGGCAAGATCTAGTCAAAGAGATGTATTCTTGATAGCCTAAATCATAGTATCCTTTAATTGTGTCTTCTTTATACAATTCTAAAAAAGGGGTGGAAATCTGTGGGGTGTCTTTTAATCTAGATTTTATTTGATTTATAAATTCTTGAGAAGAACAATAACCGTATCTAACATTGTTAGATCCAATAAAAATTTTGTCTAAGTTTGGAATAGTGTTCCAAATTTGGAGTACAAACTGATCTTTAATGCCGTTTCTATCTAACGATTTGTCACCGGTGATATTAACATCAATTTCGTGATAGTTATGAAAATTTAATTTTTCAATGATAGATTTACTGTATATATGATATAAAGGCACAGTTCCGTTATCTGTTACAATATTTTTTTGATGAAAAGCAAAAACATTTTTTTCACCGTATCTTTTAATACAAATTAATAACATTAACAAAGATTCTAAACCAGCAGAAAACGATACTGCTACTTTTTTATATGTGTTTGGAAAATATAAATCTAGATTCAAAGAAATATCTTTATTTTTTTTACCAATCATTATTGCTCTTCGTCGGAATGAAGATCATTTAACAGTTGTCTTAACTTACTGCCTTCCACTGTAGCTCTAACTTTGCCTACTTCTTCTCCTTTAGTAGGATCTAATTCTGCTCGAGCATCTGTTGGGGTGTTATCTCCGCTAATTTTACTTTTTTGTTTTAATGAATCATACACTGTGGATGTTTGTTTTTTAAATTGATGCTGCTCGGTATCTTCTGGTAAATCTCTAATTCTTAAGGTATCTAAATCAAATTCTAAATCCACTTTTTGTCCTACACCACTAGAACTTCTAGTTTTCATAAATTGTACTTGATACCTACCACGCTCTTTCATTGCTCTGCTAGTGAATATACCAAATACGTTGTCTGCTGTTTGCACTTTGGACAATCCACCCGCTATGTGCGAGTGATCAAATTCAATCTCTTCTACAGATGCCCTATTCAACTGTGATGCAGTGGCCATTAGCATTTGTGATTCTACAGCTAAATTTCTCAACTCTTCTGACACATATTTGTCTTTAATAAACAAATCAGCCGGCGATACTTTTTTACTCTTTGGCATCATAAGATCCAAATAATCAATCAATATACAATCTATTTTCTTTTTAGATTTAATTTCTAATTCTTTTAGATATGTTTTAATATCTAATACTGTGCTGCCTGAAGGCAAATATTTAATTTGTAGATTGCCTGATTTTTTAGCAAGTAATTTAATTTTCATTTCAACATTTTCAATTTCAGGAAATATTTTTCTTGTAGGAATATTAGTAATCATAGCATCCAATCTCATTGCTACCAACATTTCACTCAATTCAAAACTAATATAACAACAATTCAAACCAGCGCTGGCCCAATTCACTGCTAGATTTTGTAAGAACAAAGATTTACCTGCACCTGATCCGCCTGCAAATATGTTCAACTCACCGCGATTGAATCCACCAAACAATTTCTTGTCGATGCTGGGCCAGCCTGTGCTGACTTGTCCATTAGAGTTTTTTAATCGCTCTAATCTACCTCGAGGATCTTCGAAGTAATCTGTACCCATGTCTCTGGTCAATCCAATATTAACCGCTGCCTTAATCTTATCTTCTACAGGAGCATAATCACCATGCTCTAATAGATCTGCAGATTCTAATATGGCACGCTCGAGAGCTTTGTGTCGGGAAAACGTTTCAAACTCATCTAACAACCAAGAGAAGTGAGATGGATCTAAATCTTTTGCTGATTTTAATTTAATATCAAATTTAGCATTTACTTGTTCTACTTCTGGCAATACCTTATACTGTTCAGAATACTCTTTAATAAATTTTGCAATAGGTATTAATTTTCTATCAAAATTATTGCTGTCAAAAATATTCTGTGATCTAGCAAACGATTCAGCATCCGCTAGTAACATTTCTAAATATAATTTTTGTACATCAAAAGTATAATCAGCCATAAATTTTTATTTCCTTATACAATTATAACACATTTTCTATTTGAATCCACTCTAAAAATGTTTTTGGAAATACCTTTAAATCAATATCTTTACGTCTTTTTGTAAATTCATATAAGAATTCTTTAATATTTTGCCTTTCTATTTCACTAGGTTCTTTCTCTATTGATCTTAATATAGGTTCATAAACATTTTTTGGTAATGTTAATAGATCCTTTTCAAGCAATGCTTTGCTATCCTTATCAAGAATATATGGGCTCATCATCCTAGGTTGATAAGCAAACGTTATAACTATTTTATGCGATTTAAATAGATCATAAAATTTTTTAAATCCAAATATTGTGAGATTTGACAGAGTTGAATGAAATTCAAAATTCATTTTTTCTTTTTTTAATATATCAATCTTGTTAGAAAATTCTGTCCATTTTATTCCGTATCTATTAAATTCTAACAGCTCTTCTATATTCTCTGAGCTAACTTTTATTAAAAGATTTTTTACTTTTTTTAATTTTTCAACCATACTTACAAATCTAGAATTACTAAGGCCTAACCCTGTATATAATTCTATTTGTGTTGAAGAAGGCAGATTTAATTTTTTTAAAATGTCTATAAGAGCATTGTCTAATAATGGTTCGCCTCCGGTTACTACTAATTTTTTTAATTTTGACGAAGCTAGTTCTATTTCTTTTAATAAGATTTGATAATGTTCTGTATTTTTTAATTTTAGTTGACTAATTTTTAACAAAGTTTTATCTTTAATATTACCTTGATATCTATCATCTTGTGAGCCCGTAATATTATAGTTGCCATTATTAACAATATCTCTTCTCCATGCATTACTGTATTCTTTACAACAGTAAGAACAAGTTAAATTACAATCTGCTCCTATGGTTAAATCAATTGTTTCTGGTTGTGTAACAGTTTCTGTGTGTGTTTTTTCTAGACCCCCTTGATATAATCTTGGACTCTGTGCACCGTTGTCTTCTGCAATCCAGCAATTCTGTTCACAACTGGCATTACGTTCATTTTTTAACATTTGTTCTCGTTCAAACACATTTACTTTGGTATTGAATAAATTTCCAGGATTCTTTTTAAGCCAATCAAAATCAATCGAATGAGGAGCAGCCGCATGGCAGTTATAAGTTGTTTTTGATCCTAAATCAATTTTTAGGAATTTAAATTTCATAGAGCAATAATAGTTTCTATTGTCCATATTTCTTTCTCTTTAAATCTATTTTTAATGCTGAAGATTCTGTAGATTTTAGTATTGATAGTAGAGTAAACAATCTACCATATTTAGATACAGCATCAGCCACATCAGTAATATTTTCATGCCATTCTGGAAATGCCACACTCCATCCAAATTCTTTGGCTTGATCTATAAGTTTCTGTCCGGCTTGATCTCTGTCTGGCACAACAATAACCTGTCTATTAAGATCCTGTATTAATTCTCTCTGTGTATCATTAACATCTGACCCCAGTATTGCTACACCACTCAATGCTATAGCATCAAATGGTCCTTCTGTAACTAATACAAATTTTCTCTGCCAATCTTGTGCATCTATATTAAACACATAACCTGGTTGTGTCTCAGTCCAATATTTTACTTCTTTATTTCTTGTATCAAATAATCTACCAGTATGCCCAACAATTTCTCCACGCCAATAAAAAGGGACAATAACTCTACGATGAAAGTCAGCAGTTTGATCTGGAGAATAATAAAAATCATACCAGTTGGGTTCTATACCTCTCTTTTTTAAATAATTTAATAATTGATCTATCTTTTCATATTGAACTGTTGTAAGATCTTTTTCAATATATTTTTCTAACCAAATTTCTAATTTATGAGAATTTTTAGGTAAAGTTTTCTTTTGAAAAGTTATAAATTTTTTCTTTTCGTATCCAGCATCGTTTTCTTCATGACGCATGGCTTCTATAGATAATTTTTTAATTACATCGTCAGCAATACCTAACCATCCCATTAGTGTTTTCATTTTGGTTGATAATTTTCTACCAATCACATAAGATGCTGTGTATCCACAATTAAAACAGTGATAACTTAATGTACCATCAGCCGAAGTCATTATACCGCCTCGTTTTCTTTTATCCGGAGATTCTCCATTATACACACAACAAGGAGCATTGAAACTCAACCAACCAGAAGGGGTTTTTTTACGTCCAGCAGGCAATGATGTCAGGATTGTGGATTGGATCAGGTTCATCCTTACATTTTAACGTCTATATAGGATTTTGTCAATTTGTCCGGTATTACCAGTATCATTCGCCCAACTAAATCTTACATATTGATAAACACCTGTAAAATTATAGTAGGTAACTCCAGAAGCATTGTTGAAAGTGATTGTTGATGCTTGATCTGTTGCTGTAATATCAAAATAATCAGCGTCATCTGGTATTGCTGTCATTGTGCCTTGAATTCTTAAAGATCCAGAAAAAGATTTTGTGTACACTGCAATTGTGTGTAGAGCTGTATTATTATTAATACCTGGATTGGCATCTATTGCTGAACTTGTCCTAGATAAAGGTCCTGTGGTACTAGTAAAACTAGCAACGGTTTCACTGTCAACCATATCAGGATATGCACCGTCTAATACTTCCACAGTGCCTGCGGCATTGTAGGCAGTGTCGGCAAATGTCACTGTTCGAGAATTATCCTCTGCAACTTCTCTAATAGCATAGTTGTAGAATTTTGCATCTAATACTAAAAGATCTCCTTCTGTTACAGTTATACTAGCAGTACCTTTACTAGAAGTTGTGGAACCGTCATCTAAAATAGTTAAATTTCTAGTTAAAACAGATTGTTTGGTTTCTGAATCTATCAGCACAAATTCGTAAGTTTTGGCTGTTATATCTTGTGCTTTTTGATCTTCGTTCTTAAACGTAAAAGTAAGCGGATTTGACACCCCTTTATACAGTTTTATGCGTCTATCGTACACAGTCGAATTCCTTCCATGATAACCAGATGTGTATACAATTACCACATTGTTTAGTAAATACCTTGATACAGTTTGCATAGTACATTGCTCACTGTATTTATTGAATATACTATGAATGAAATTTTTGAAACATTAAAAAGTAAGTTTCCTTTCTTATCCCTAATACGCAAAGGGGATTTAGAATTTATAGGAATTGTACAAAATCAAGACACACAAGTAACCAGTTTTTACGACTATGGACGTATCATGTTACCAGCAGATAAAATGAAATTTTTAAAACTTGGCGAAACATGGTGGTGGGAATCTAACAGAAAAATTCCAATCAATATATTTTTAAAGAAAGATTTTGCTTATTTTAAACCAACGCTAGTGACATTATCCAGCAAAGATATAAAAATTGTACATGGACCTGTGGTAAGATTAGAAGATATATCTAAAAAAAGAATCAAACGCAGAACTATACAATTAATGCGTCGACCAGTTTAATTTTTCTTTTTCTTTTTCTTTTGTTTGGACCATCTATTATCGTCCATAGTCTTAGCAAAGACAGCAATTGAAAGTGTAATGCACACCACTGTCAAAATCAATAAAAGTTCACCCATCAGTCTCGATCCTTGTAATATATATACAATGCTAGAGCACAGATTAATCCTGTAGAAAGTGCCAACGGTCCTAAACCAACGTAGGCAACTTTTTGTGATCCAGAGTTATTCCACACAGTTTGATACAACAACACAGCGCCAGGACCCAGTAACAACCAAACTATCGGTAATATCACGTACTCGGGAAGATTTCTTATAAATTCAATAATTTTTTTCATCACAGTCTATTTATAAGAAAGACTTCTATGTATTCTTGCGTATGAGATTCATCTGCACCACAATCGCTTGTGCATAGGCCACAGCATGAGATTTTTTAAAAAAATAACTTTCATCGGCAGGTTTTAACCAAACTTCTTTCAATATCTCTGTCCAGTACTTGTGCATGAGATGACGCTTTGCCGGCCTTATGATTGCTAGTACAGCAGCTAATTGTTCAATGTTTTTTGGTTCAAGTTTTGAAACAATATCAAAATGACCATTGATATGAAACAGTTGGTCCACTATATTTTTATCTTTTAGCATGTTCCAATCTGGTTCTTCTAACATTAATTCTACTAATTCTTGTTCTGTTTTTACACCTTCATAAAGATTTACATTTAATAAATCTATTTTGAAATAGCCACGCTCTTCTGCTCTTTTAAAATCAAAACTACAAGAATTTGACATTGGATCTACGGGCACTTCTTGAAAGTACACTCCTGTTTTGTGTTTTTCTATTTCTTCGTCTTTGATTATAGATGCTGGCACATGTTTAAATAATTTGAGTGCTTGTTCTCTATTTGCAAAATCTATATCTACATCTGGCATTAATTATATTTCCTTCTATTAGTTTCTGTTCTTATTAATCCACCCTTTTCTTTGTCAATAAATTCTAATACATCCAAAGTTAATTTATAACCTTTAGTCTCTTGTGCAGGATTGTTTACTTCTGGCATAATCACTTGCCCTATAGATCCATCTGCTTTAATAACAATAATAGAATCTCCTACCGCTACATCTATACTTTCTTCTATTGCAATCTTGTTATTCAATTTTGGCCTCCTTGGCTGTCTCTTGTACAAATATTGCATCTGCTGGAGATGATTTAAATTTGTTTGACCAAAATTCTGGATTAATAAATCTTTGTATCATTTGTAATTGTTCGTCCGTAAAAGATTTTAACATCTTCTTACCAGCACCACAACCAAGCACTAACCACGGAGATAATTTGCCAGTTTGTATGTGTTGTACAGCTCGAGGAGTATTAACCAAACGGAAATAATCTGCCCATTGTACATTTTGTTCTTCAGCCCAATCCATCATGGTTTGTATTGATCTTGTGAGTGCCGCTTCTACTGGTTCTGCTTTTAACATGTCTATAAGATATGCTTCATATAAATCATCTCGAGCCCAGTGATCTAATTTTATTCTTGATTTGATTATGTAGTCGATATACTTTTCTGGATATAATGGATTCACATGCATGATATATCTACCGAATTTTACAAAAGCATTATAATAAGCACTCTTACAAAAGTCTTCATAGGTTTTGGGTTTTCCGTTATTTTGATGTATTTGATAGAATCTTTGAAATACTAGGAATGCATTCTGTACCCATTTTTCATTTTTTTGCAGATGTCGACGTTTGGGTTCACACACGTGAACTTGTAGAGTTCTTTCTTTTGTAAAACTCTTGCCGCAGAATGTACAAGTATTAAGATTGTTTTCCATGATCCTCTAGCAGTTGTTCTAATTCGCTATCGGTTAAAATTTTATCTAATGTTTCTAGATCCGATTGTTTTGTATTAGGAAAAATTTCCATTAATTTTTGTAAAGATTTATTCACTGTTTTTTTCATTGGTTTAATCCATGGATGGAATTGTTGTTTTAATCCTCCGCACATGGCTGTTAATTGCCAACATAATTTTTTATGTTTTCCGCTCAATTCAAAAAGATTTTTATTAACACACTCATTAATCATTTCAACATAATGCTCTTGATAGAATCTATCTCCAGACACAGCAGAAGCATATCTCATGATCATATATGGACTATATAATGATCTCTCGTGATCATCTATTCTATCGTAATAATCTTTATTACGAAAGTCTACAGCTTTCATACCGTTTCTTAATTCAAAAAACTTTTTCTTTTCACTCATCTTCTTTCCATGTTAGTGCAAACACAGATGCATGTTTGGGATTTTTAAAAGTTATTTCTATGTTCTTACCTCGTAATTGATAACCTTGTATGCTTAATTTCTTTTTTTTAGCATGATCCATAATCCAATCAATATAATGTCTATTCATTAGCACAGGTATCTCTCGATCCTGTTCGTCTGGAACCATAATAACAGGAGCTTCCATACAAACCACATTGTCTTTTCTTCTTACCATACCGATCCGTATTCTAGAAATTCTGATTGTCTAGATATATCTTTAACAAAATATGCACAAGGGGGATTGTCTTCTTCTGTTAAAGGTACTGCAAGTATCTGTCCTGATTTAATTTTAGGAAAGTACCATTTAACTTCTTGATAAATGTCCACAATATCTATTTCTGCAAATTCTGGTCTTGATCCAGTTATTGGATTATATATGAATGCAGAAAAACCTCGATCATTCAAACTAGTTATTGGCAATACATGCAATTCTCCTTGCTCTGGATCTCCTATAATCATCTTCCAATCTAGCGGCATTTGTACTTTGTGTTTTCCTATCTGTAATACTGCTGCTGGAGCATTAAATGATTCTAAGAATATCAAAGGTATAAAGAAATAATCAGGATCGGCTGGATTAGAATTATCTAACACTGCAAATCTTAATTTGTCATCCACATATTCTGGTATCTTTTCCAATACGTATGTTTTATTTTCTAATGTAAGGATTTTCATAATCTATTTTTTCTATATTATACGGATAATTGGCCTCTTTGTAAAACTTTTTTCTTTGACCAAGGTGTCTTTTTGCAAATTTACAACTAGAAGTTATATCCCATATGTTAACGTGATCTTTATCTTCGGCTTTTCTTATACCCCTACCAATGCTTTGTATCACACGCACAAAGCTCTTACCAGGTTCTATCAATACCAAATTAAAGATTCTAGGTATGTTTATGCCCACAGCAGCCACACCATAGGTAGCAATAATAACTTTATGTTGTGCTATTGAGACTTCATCATAGTGTTCTTTTCTTTCAGTATTTTTTGTAGACCCAGATATAAACACACTGTCTGGTATTTTCTTTTCTAATAACTCTCCTGCAGATATTCTATCCACTAATATCATTGTGTTACCAGATGTAGCAATATTTTCTATAGTCTTTGCTACCCAATTCATACGAGTCTCGTCTGTGGTTAACCATTTTAATTCTTCTTGATAATTTTTAAATTCTGGATGATCCTGTGTTTGTAAGATGTTCACATTACAGTTGGCTAATACTCCTTTGTCTTGCAATTCTTTGGCTGCTATTTTATTGGCCACTTCTCCTATACTGCATTTTAATCCAAAAAATTCATAATCTGCTTTGGGCACCGTGCCTGTAAGTCCCCAACGTATACCACATTTGGCAAAAGGACCAGTGAGCATTCTTTTTAACACATCGGCTTTGGCCATATGAACTTCATCGACTATGATAGTATTAATATTTTCTATAGCTTCAAGGAATGCTGTGGTTTCTTCATCTCTGCTTTTCTTTTCCAATATATTCAATGATTGCCAAGTGGCAATGGTATTCTGTCTTCCTAATTCTTTTCTATCACCATAATACACTCCCACATCTAAATTACATGCTAGGAAATCATCTTCGGTTTGTGTGACTAAACTTTTATTAGGTACTATAGTTAGAGTACGTCCATAGTTTTCCACTAGTTTGCATAGAGCTGCTGTGATAATAGTCTTACCTGCTCCTGTAGCAATCTCTTGAATACACTGAGGATTCTCTAGGAACTTGTTTATGGTTTCCACTTGATAATCTCTCAATACTATAGATTGTCCAGCACATGGATGATTCTTTGGCCATTTAATATCTGATAGATAATTTTGATCTATTAATTTAAATTCAAAATTATGAGGCGTTCTTTGATCTTCTAATTCTACATACACACCAGCATCTTCTAATATAGGTAATATCTCGCCAACCAGTGCTAGATAAGTGTTACCACCTAATCCAAAAAAACTTACCTTACCATCCCATCGACCCAGTTTTACTGCTGGTAGATGCCGAGCATAGGGTATTTCAAATTTAAATTTATTGCTGAGTGACTTTCTATGTTCTAGAGAAAGATTTTCAAATTTAACGTTTACTTCGTCTTTAATTACTAGTTTGCACGAACTCATATAGATTGTAGTATAATGTCAGATGGCATCTGACTCATATAATACAACCTTTTCGGCAAACTTTCAACCAATCTATCCAATGTGTTAGTAGACATAGGCCACCTTGGATAATCTTGTAACATGAACGCAACTCTAGGCTTAATACCAGATTTTATAAGAGTTCTTGGTATTTTATTTCTAACAAATATAATTTTTGTTGCAGTACTAATTTTACGATTATTAGCACTCAGCTCATATAGTTCTTTCCAATCTTTATATATTTTTGATCGTTCTTCTATAGGAGTATCCACACCATAAAAGAAATCAGGAGACGGAAACTGTTCTATTTCAGGATTAAGATCAATATTTATAGGACGATCAAATTCAAAACCAAAAGCAATATTATCTCGTGATATACCCACAGATTCAAATGTTCTTAACCATTTATAAATTGTAACAATTTCTTCTTTAGACTGTATATCTCCGCTGAACGGACAGAGTGCTGGCAAATCATTTAACTCAATAATTGCTTCTAGTAGTGTTTTTTTATCATAAACTTTTCTATCTACAAATAGGTTAGTATTCAAAGAGTATGCTATCTTTTCTGCTAGAGTATTTGCCGGTAAGGATTTGTCTCTTATAGAAGAAATATTGAATTGTTTTAACTGATCTCTTTGTTTAATGTATTGTAATGACTGACAATGTTCTTGCCAATATTCTGCGAGAGACTCTGGAGCATTAATAAATTTTATAGAATTATTTTCTATATTAGCAACAACAGGACGATATTGTTTCTTTTCTTGTTTGACTTCTTCATAGTCTTCTAATATTTTTGTTTTGAGTATTTTAAAATCATATCTTACAGCAATTAAAGAAGCATAGTAGGCCACAGTGTCAGTATAGTTCATAGTCCACTTTTTAGTTTCACCATCATACAGCATAGGAACCAACTCTTGTGTTTTCTTTTTAAGACATCTTATCAATGCAATAATTTTTTCATTGTAAGGGAATCGCATCTCTAATATTTCTCTGCCATCTTCAGCTGCAAAAGTGTCTATACTCTTCTCAAAACTAATCACTCGAAACGGTTGATCATAACGGGGATTGTTTATTAGTTCGTCAGTATCAAATCCAAATTTATCCAACAGCGTTTTATATCTCTTTAGGAACATCATGGCTAGATTGCCTTGTTTTTCAGTCCAAGCATAAGGAGCATCAGCAAGACTTTGTATGGTTTTAAAATCTTTATCATGCACTCCAGAGTTCTGAAAAACACCACCTGTATTATAGGCCAATATTCTCAGTGCAGCTTCTAAAGATTCTAATTTGCGTGGTGTGTTTGAATTTGTCATTTTAGGATAATTACAGTATAGCACAAAGGACGAAAAAGTCAACAGGTTGGAGCTTTTATGAGAAGGAAAAGAGCACTAAAATTAAGACGTAAAATACAAGTGGAAACACGCAATGATAAAGGTCCATATCTTACCAGCAGACGTGCTATAGACCTTTGGTTTCGTTATATTAATCGAGCAGTGTTTAATAATCAGTTACCTAATTTTGATAAAATTATAATAAAAAAATGGTTGAAACAAGCCATGGGACAAGTGTGTGCTTATCCAGATAAGAATCCTAAAAGATTTGAATTAGAAATGTTAAAAAAATATAACACCAAAAGAGATTTTATAGAGACACTAGCACACGAAATGATTCATTTGTACCAAATGGGATTAAAGAAAGATACCGGCAATCACAATAGTATATTCTATAGTTTTAGACCAAGATTTAAATTTATCGGTTTAGGACTTTCTTTGTAAATTCCTCGTAAGTCATCAATTTAGTATTTTTTAAATCAATTCCTGTTTGTAGATGATATAAAGGTTCTGGAGGATTATCATGAACCACAGTAAATTGACAATATGGTCTTTGTTTGATACAAATTCTAAATTGAGTTAACCATCCTTCATGTGTAACATCACTATCTCTAGGACCATAATGTTGAGTGTCTTGATAGATATTGTTTAACTGTCCTTTACCGTATTCTTTAAAATCAAAACCTATTAGATAGATATTTTTATGACCATGCACACATGCAGTCCAAAAAGCAGCAGAACCAGATACCCAATGGGGATTATTTGGTATTAAATTTAATTTTTTTTTGCTTCTAGTATATTCTAATGCAGGAGCATAACAAACACATTTTTCATAAACTTTTTCATCCACTATGGTTTGAGAAATAAATCGATCTACCATGAATAGATAATCGGGTGTAAAATCTCTATATAGAGCATTACAACCATAGATTTGACCTGTGTCTTTTAAAAGATTTAAATCAAAACCTTTTCTAGAAGGTCCATTACCAATGATGTAAGCATTGCCTCGAGGTACTGCTTTAACAGGATCCTCAACATATTCTGTTTCTTGTGTTTTTACACCGCCTTTGATTAGAACTCTAGTTATTATGGTTTCTCCTGTATAGGGTTTCCACTCTATAGGAGTCACTGTGGTTAGATCTTTATGTTTTATGGTTGGTTCGATAGGCATTTATTTTATATATTTCTCTTTTAATCTCTCTCTAATTCTAGCCCACGGTAAACCATCCCTAATCTCTTGTGTGGTCCACTCGGTATAAGAAAGTTTGTTTGCCCAAGTTTGTCTAGCAGGCATTGCGGGTTTTTCTATATCTGTAAGACTTGCATTGCCCACATCATAACATAGGCTTGACTCACTTACAAATACTGGTATACCATTAATAACAGATTCTATAGCAGGATTACTAGAATGATTTACAACTGCCCATGTTGATTTGAGAACTTTTTTAAAATCAGTATCATCATATGTGCTCCAATCTCTCTGAGGTTTTTTAATTCTTACATGAGGATATTTTTTTTCATCAAAATCAAAATTGTTCCTAGGGTGGGGTCTTATTAATATTGGTTTTTGACTGTACTTTCTAATTTCTTGTATTTGTTGTTCAATCCAATTGGTCATACGAGGATTTTTCTTCCATTGGTTACTGTTATCGTGCTGGCCACATATTACTATTACATTTCCTGTTTGTTTCCATGGTTTCATTTCAATATTAAATAGAGGCCATCTTTTATTGTCAAATGTTTGATTAGCAAAATCAGCATCTCTATTGATCCCGTTTATTCCCATCTTCCAAGTAACATTTCTTTTAAGTCCTCCCACTTCCATAACTACCACAGGTTTCTTTTGTGCTTGGTAGCTATCCCATATTTTTTTATTGCTGGCCATTCTTCCTAACCATAACACAGACCAGATCACAGCAACATCGCAGTTTCGGTCTTCATTGATATAAACTTCTTCTCCTTTTGAACGTAAATGATCAATAAGAGCAGCAAACACAGGTTTGCTGTTAAGACTACCGTTATCTGGAAATAGTGCTATTTTCATTTTAGTGATGTTGGTGCTTTCTTCCAATAATCTATATCCCACACATTAGCAGGAGCATCTTTCATTGGAGGTCTTAAATCATTTTTAGCACTGCTACCTAATTTTTTTCTTTTGCCTTTCATATGATCCATATATAAACCCAATTCACTGTTTACAAACACATGATGACCTTTGACATTTTTAGCATAACCAATA